ATTTCTTTTAAATTCCAGAAACCTTGAGAAGCCCCTTCTTTTTGTGCAAAGACTTTAACTAAGACAAGTTCATCTCCATTTTTAGCTGCGGATTTTAGCAGTTCTTTTTCTTCATTAGAGAAATTATTTGTCAACTTGGAAGCTGTAGATGCTTGGTTACTGTCATTATCTGTACGAATGTAGTTAATAGTAATTTTATCTACTTTAGTACCTTCTCCAGTACGTTCGTAGCCCGTAATTTTACCTTTTTGTTGTGATTCCTGTCCGTTCGTAAAAGCCATATAGTTATCTCCTTAGTTCATGTTATCAAACTCTTTTAAAATACCGGTAAGAACGTTGGCTACTGTAGCATACAATAGAATTGTATGGCTGCCTACAAATAACCCCGTTATTACACAGCTTAGCGAAACAAAGTATAAGTATCTATGTAATTTTATATTATGCTTCATAATTTTCCATTAAGTAGAAGTTATTACCTACTTTTACGTCTACTTTAAATTTAAAAGGGGCGTCTTTCTTTAAATACTTTTTAAATAAAGTCGGTATATCTTCCATTATACCTTTAATTTTAGGGACTGTCAAGCTTACTTTATCTTCTTTTACGTAAAACTCAATACTATCATGCACCTGATTAATCATCTTAACATCGTCATTATTCAATGATAGAATGTATTGAAAGATTTCACTAGTTGCAAGAGCTACAACATCTGCTGCACCGCCTTGTACCGCATAGTTCTTCATCTGTGTAGGTGAGAAACCTGCTCTTACCTTTCCAAATTTATCATATTGTCCCATTTCTTCAAATGCATATCGCTTACCTGTAATAGATTGGTAATAACCAATATCTCTAAATCTATCATTTATGTAATCTGCGTTTAATTTATCTTTCATAATCGGAAGCAATTCTATTCCACCAATAAATCTTTTAGAGTACTTATTAAACCCTTTTCGAAAATTAGGTATGTGTTTAGATAATGAGGGAAATTTATTACTGTTTACAGTACTAACTACTTTATCATTAAATTCTTTAACGCAAGGATAATCTTCATCTTCTTTGGTAAAGATTTTTTTAATAACATCCTCATCTAATCCTGTAGACAACGCTAGTTTTTTAGGTGAAGCACCATAGGCTTTTTGATAACTAATAGTCTTAGCTTTACTACGCTTTAATTCCCATTCTGGTAATTTATCTATTTTACACAATTTGTATACGTCATTATAGGCCATATCTTCTGCGTAAGAAAGGCGTAATATATGAAAATCAACTCCGTCTAATAGGTCATTAGTAAGTTTAGGATCTTCACTAATCATTGCTAGAATATAAATTTCTAACTGACTAAAATCTATAGACACACATTTGTAACCGACTGGTGCTATGAATTGATTTTTAATATATTTCTCCATGCCTCCTTTACTTGTAATGTTTTGTAAATTAGGTTTAGATGAACTTAAACGCCCAGTTGCTGTAGCTGTATTATTGTAGTGTGGGTACAATATCCCGTCAATAGAATAGTTAAGAAATGGCTCAAGATAAGTTGAGCACACTTTCTCCACTTTCATAGACAGTTTTTGTAATTTACAATATTGTTTAACTAATGGATCTTCAATTGTATTAGAAATTTTTTCAATAATTTCAGCACCAGTTCTATACCTGCCCTTCACTTCACTAGGTGATGTTAGTGTTATGGGCAAGTTAAATCCGTGAATTTCTATATTAGTTTCAATAATTTTAGTCTTGGGTTTACCATTTAAATAAAATCCAGCGTCTTCTCGTTTCTTACATTTAATACTTCCACCAAACAACAGGGCACTTTTATGTGTAGGAGACTGTATATTAAATGGTGGTAAGTCTGGATCAGACCAGAATTGGCTAACAATCTCTTCGGACTTTTGTAAAAACTCTATAGATTTAAGTTTCAAAGCTTTTAATGTTTTTTCTGTATTTATTAGGTCAACTTTAATCCCTGTAGTCATTGTAGATACTAAAGCTAACATATACATGTTATATGTTTTAATAACATCTACCATACCGAGTCTTTTAGCTCTTTCTATTTGTTTAACAGCTATTTCAAATGTAGAACTGCCATCTCCATAACAGTATTTATTAAATAATTCAAATATTCTTTTATGACTGTTTTTATGTGTTATGATTACATCAGCACCAATTCCTTTTTTAAATAGTTTAGAAATTCTATCTTCTTTTACTTTTTTATCTAAATAGATTAATTGCAGTTCTGCAAGGGAAGCAAATGCATGTCGTTGTCCAGACATAAGATATTCAGCAATTTGAGTATCCCAAGTAAAGCCCCCTCTTTTAATAAAGGCTTGAAAAGATTTGTCATGCCATATGTAAGCTAAATCGAATGGTGCATTATGTGCGATAATACAATCGGATTGTTCTAAAGCTTTAACGCAACCTTCAGACAAGGTTCTTTTGAATCCTTGTAGATTATGCTCTACATTAATAGCTTTAGGATGTGTCCCATAAATTAATGTGTATATATCATTTTTAGGATCACGAAATGTGCCTGAATGGATAGTTTTTCCAATGCTGGTTTCTGTATCTAGAACACAAAATTTAGTCATTTGTCTCTCCATTACCACGGCAATGCTTCATAACTACTATATTTAGGATTAATCTGACATGTAAATTTAATAGGTTCCCCACGTTTTACTTTAGGGGTACTAATAAATCTCAAATGTGGATTACTAGGTTCTCTACCAATACCAATAAAAGTTTCGGCTGAAGCCACTTTAGCTTTACAACCTAATACATCTTGTTCACTTAAGAAGCGTTTAGTCTTTTCTTCGCCAGTTTCTTTATCAAAGTATCCTGTATTACCTGATTGTGTAGTTCCTATAATTGGGCAGGAACTAAGTGAAATTCTTCTAACACTATCGTACAATTTCTTCAACGATATAGCATCCTCTTCATTAGCTAATGAATCTAACATATCGATAATAACTAATGATGGATTATATTTTCTAATCTTTTGTTCTACGAAATCCAATTGTTGTATTCCTAATTGAAATACGACAAATTTATCAATATCATATTCTTCTATGAACTTAGTACGAATTTCAGTACGTTTTTCAACAATTTCTTCCATACCTTCTTTATATACATCTCTATATAAATTAGACCAAAATCTACCATAAATATCTGCGGGCGTTCCTTCGCTATTAAAATAAAGAATAGGGCCTGAGTCTTTTACATTAGATAAATGTTTAAAGGCATGTACTGCCTGAGATATAGTAAATGCTGACTTACCAGTATTTTTATCGGCAGCTATAACAACAAACTGCCCTTGAATTAATCCTCCTAAACTATTTTGTAATTCAGGAAGAAAGTAAGGAATACCCTTAGATTTATCTAGTATCTCTAAATCAACAGTAGTGGCTGTAATAGCATCAGGGTCAACAGCATTGTGTGTTAATGTGAAAGTTGTTGATTCAAATTTATCTAAAATATTTCGTAATTCTGTAATATTTAGATTATTAATATTTTTATTTAAATCCTCAATAGCAACTTGTTTTATAAAGTTAACTAGGCAAGACTCTCTTGATTCAGGAGCTGCGTTCTTAATTGCGGGAAATACATAATCTTTATAATAATCTAATTCTTCATTTGATAAATCTTTATAATGCCAGTTTTGAGAAAATTCTGTATAGAATAAACCAAAATCTATGTGTTCGTGGTTCGCGAACTGAGAATAATATTTCTTATAATCTTGTAAAATTAATTTAGTGTCAGGAAGGAGTCTTTTAATATCTAAAAGGTAAATATAACTGTCATAATCAGCTTTAAACGACAGTATGTTTAACAAAGCTGCTTCTAAAGCTACATCTGGACTAACTATATTTATGTTGTTCATTATAACCTTATAGTGTGATGTCTATAGGGTTATAATAACATTTATCTACATTTGTGTCAAGGTTTACTAGATTAAAACTTATATATTAAATGACACATTGGAAAATCCATACTAGCTTCTCTAGTATCTAAAGGAGGGTGAATATTGTCAAGACTAACAGTTTCATGACCATATTTATCAATCATTCGTTGCCAAAGGGCCTCACCTGCACATGGGTCATAACCAGCACGCAAAGCTAAATAAACACCATATCGATCAGCGTTTGATTCATTAATAGTAGGAGATATAACGGGAATATCCCAATTTAATAAGTGGCCTAGCATAACATGACCAATTTCATGGCCTAAAATAATAGCCATTTCATCGTCTGTTTGTAGAAATTCTAGCATAGCTGTCGTGATTGTAACTGTTTTTCCGTCTGTGTATGCATTAATTTCGTCACTTTCATCCACAACTAGTGCAGGAAATTTAACACCACTATCTGTGTACGTTTGAAGGGTTATAAAAACAGCGTTAGCATGTTGTATTTTTGTTTCTAAATCCATTTTGGCTGATTTAAATGCGAAAACACTAGCAAGACCTAGTGTAACTAGAGATATTATAAGGATTCTGCTATATTGTAATAGTTTTTTCATTGGCCCCATCATCATTTATATAATGTTTTAATTCTGTACTTACATATTCTTTTGGGTCTTTTTTTGTAGTGATAATTTTTAAATTATAAGATTTAGAATTATATGCATTTAATTTACATCTATGTTTAATTATATCACACAACTTCTGAAAAATTTTTGTCGCAGATTCTTGTCCTGGTTTATCACCGTCTAACCATATAATTATATTCTTATAAGATAAAATAGAATCAATATATTCTTGTTTTAATTTAGTTCCAAACAAACACAGACAATCTTCAATTTCACTAACACGAATACAGGAAATAAAATCCTCTACTAATATAATTGTATTATTATTTGTTTGACTGTTGTTTGATGCAATAAAAGCTACATTAATATTACCAACAGATAAATAACTTTTATTAGGAAAAAATCTTCTTTGATAACCGTGTATATTATCATTCTCTATTACAGGAAAAATTAAACTCTCTCCTTTGAATTCAATACCTGAATTAGTAACAAATTCATCGTACGGACAGTACATTATTTTGTATTTTTTAATTAAATTAGAGTAAATACCGTATTTAGTAAGCCATTTATTAGTTTCTAAAGAGAATTCTTTCTGATTTGTTACCAAATTAGAGGGGATATATAAAGAATTAAATTGTTCTATTTTTTCTTTAAAACTATAAGAAACTTTAGAGTTAAATGTTGAATAACCACAAGAGAAACAATATGAACCATTAGAATACACACAAAAACATTGATTTAAATGATCATCACCACACTGAACACATGAAGTACTCTTAGATATTAGCATCAGTTGCGTCTTCAATTTCCCATATTCTATTAAAAGCTTCTCTAACAGAAATGGAATTTAGTTTAGCTACTTTACATATACGATTACAGAACATATTTAGGAATACACTATCTCTGTATTTAGCTGCGTCAACTAATACAGCAATCCATAAATGAACCTCTGGATTATATTTACCTATTCGGTATTCGCTAATGTCGTGTAAACCACCTAAATAGCTTTTATCAGTAGATAAAGACTCGTCATTGGGAACACCATATTCTAGGTTTTTCCATAATCCAAATTTCATAATGATGCCTCTTTATTATAATAAGTATTAATTTGGTATCTAATAATTATAACATTTGCTAACATGTGTGATAAATGAAGACATCCAGATTCATCATCAAAGTTATCTTTAAATGAATATTTAATATAATGTCTCGCTAAAGCATCTAATAATAATATTATATTTATTTGTTGTTTATAACTATTTTCTCTGTACTTACCACTTTGTAATGCTAATGAACGTAATTTTATAAAATCATTAATAATATCTTTTGTTTCTGTAACATTATCACGTAATACTGTATCTTGAAGCGCTTGTAAAGTAGCTTGTATAACTTTTATATCTTTATTATCTTCTATATTCTTATTTAGTTCTTCAATTAATTCTCCTAGGCCATTAGCCCGGTCATTACCGTTTAAAGTAGATAAAAAACAATATCTAGCTCCTTCAGGCTTACCTTCTTTTTGTTTCAATACTAGTTCTCCATTAGATAATTCACTTAATTGTCTAGTATCTTCAATGTCTTCATAATTAGACATAGTATAATTGTCTGGTGTTAACATTATAAATCCTCCAAACAATCTTCGTCATAAGGATATTGATGATAATTTAAATAGTTATCCCAAGCTTTTCTAGCAAAATAATCTTCACTAAAAATAGTGGTTTCGATAGGTGAATTATTACAATCTTTCACATCAAGTAATGTTAATTCTGTATCTTCATCTATAGAATAAAATACTGTTACAGTTTCATTTTCTATATCCATATCAAAATTATATTTATAAGACATAATATTCTCCTATATAATTCTATTATACTAGAGATTAATTACCGTGTCAACATAATTTATAGAGTTTTAATACATCAAATACATTAATTAATTTACCTTTTGAATAAATAGGTTTATGACCAGCACCAACAGGAAATAATAGTGCTTTTCCATCCTCACTATATACGCCAGTGGTGTACAATTTAGCTTCTTTAGTACGTCTACCGATAATTTCTTTAGGTTTGTTCCATTTCATAAAATCATTGTATATAGTTTTATAATCTGCTTTCAAATTTATATCTCTAATAAGAGAAGATTTTTTCATACCACCAACACCAACGTTATAACACCAACTAGTTAATGCGTCAAATTGATATTGCGTAATCTGCACTTTTAATGCATCATTAATAGGGTCAGTATATTTTGTAATTGATTTTTTAAGAAAGAATATCGCATCATCCATAGTTATATCTGGATGAGAAAGATTTAGATCGGGGATTTCTGTTTTTGTAGTGCCAATGCCTATAGTTACAACACCAACACTGTCTAAATAAGGACTTAAAGAAATTCCTTCAAGTCCTACTATATTAACTAAACCTGATAATGATATATTCATCATTGAATCACGTATTGTTGAATCGTGTTTTGTGGAAAACGCTCAGCATTACCTGGAGTATTGTTTGGGTCATAATGACCAACTTGTATTTGTACATTTCCTTCGTTTACATACGTATTAGTACTTCCATCACTGTTAAATACAGTAGTAGTGCTAGAAGCTCTAGAAACACCGGCCATAATAATTAAAGCCAATGCTGTTGTTACCATAATTTTATTTAACACGATGTTTCTCCTTATGGTGCGTATTTTTTAATTTATTCAATTTTAATAAAGTTTTCATTAATTCATTTCTATTTTCTTTTAATTGTTGTTTATGGTATTTATGTAAAGCAATTGTTAAAGTTACTAAAGCTGTAACTAATAGTGTAGAGATTAAAATCATAGCTGGAGTAAATCCATTGACAAAGCTATCTCTTAATACCCAAATTACGTCAGCTATAACAGCTATCCAACCAGCGATAGACATAGCCTCAATAAGATTAACAGCAGTTTTTATATGTAATAAAAAAGAAGTTTTCATATGTCCTCAAAAAGTTAGTTAAGAAGTCTCAAATGCACCACTGGATAGTTTTACATTCAAAACTTCTTAAATAACTAAAATGTTTGGCACCCAGTTCTAGACTACTATTACGTCGGTGTTTACACTCTTGTATGAGTTTTGTACTGTATAAAATTAGTACATATTACTTCCTAATTTTATAAGTTCTTCACTAACCTTTTGCAGTATGCTGATATTAATCCATATACATAATGCAAGTAGTTGTTAGTTATCATGGCCTCAAACATTTAGTTAAAAAAGTGGTCTGACTAATAAAGACTTTGGAGGTCTATTCAAACCACTTTAATAAACACACTTCTCAATTGCCTGCTGATTACTCAGTCCCTAGCTACTTTCAAGTCTTTCTAGGTTGCTTATCGATCTTACTAAGTCTTTTTAAAGTCTCCTGCGGTATACTTGAGGAGGGTTTTTACTTAGTAATTCCGAGGCTTCAAATGTGTTTATTAAAACTTGTTTCTCTTACTACTATTATCTCATTTCTTACTACCTTTGTCAACTCTTTTCTTATTCCTTAAAAGTGATTGTTGATCCCCTCGGCTAGTTAGGGAAGACCTTCTAGCTTTGCTGTCATCGACGAGCATTTTTATCAAGGAGATTAATAATAACTCTTTTTTTTCTTATTTATTCTTTATTTATTCTTTATTCTTTATTCTTTATACTTATAGTATATCAATTTACAGGGTATAAGTCAAGCCTTTTGTCACATATTAGGTGGTATTTTGTGACAAAAGAGGCTTTATTAGGTGTTTCTAAAGGCTGTAGTCAGCAATTTACAGATTCTGGATCTAATTCTAATCGTTGCATAATTGTATTTACAAGAGCATGACAATCAGACATTTCACCAGAGTGAAGAATTAGTGCTACACCATCTTTAACAATAGTAGACACCCAGCATTCTTCTTCATCACAATAATAAACACTCATAGTAGGCTTGTCGTCAATATTAATATATAATACTGCCCTATCTTTCCCTAAAATTTTAACATACATATTAATCTCCTATGGAATATAGTAAAATGGATTTGGTAATTTAAATACTTTTTTAGCGTAGCCGCCAAGTAAATCTGATTTTTGATCGCCTATAGAAGCTATTATAACATAACCTTGCTGTTCTATTTCCGCTCTTTTTGTTGTTTTAAATGATGACGCTGAAGACAAATCATTTTTATTTCTTAAAATAATTTGCTCATATTGCTTATATCCTGCAGAATCAAGGGCTTTTACAGTGTTTTTGCGTAATTTCTCTGATCTACCAGAAAGAAAGAATACTTTAATACCTAATTTGATAGTTTTTTCATATAATTTGAACATAGGTTTAATAGCTGTGCTGTTAATTTTATTTAGTTGCTTCTTTACCTGCCAAGGAAGATTAGCAAAGTCATTAGCGTCTATATCTGCATAATTTGATATACAAGTTTCGTCAATATCAAGCACGATACATGAATTTTTAATTTTTTTATTATAATTTTGAATAAAAACCATAGCTTTTTTAGCTATAACATCAATTTCATCAAAATAAGCACCAGTATTATAATATTCCCTAAGTTTTAACTTAAGTTGTCCAATATTATTCATACTATTCTCTGCTTAATTAGCTATGTTTACAGTATACAGACTCCATATGTATTTGTCAACTATCATTAACAGTATTGTAAATTATTTTTATTGTGATATAATTATATTTGTAATTGAACACATAAGTAGACTCCGCTATTAAGAGACGGCGGAAACATACTCTACGATGTCCGGGGTATGTTAAGAACATGAATGCTCAACTTCAGACTGGTTAGTTGCCAGCAACAGATAGTTATACAATAACCCCACCAATGTCAATGCGGGGAACTATCGAAGGTAGATCCGAACCTTATTCGCTAGTAGAGAATAGAATTGGACTGATGAAAATTGTTCTACTTAGCTTTATAAGACATCAAGATTCTTCTCCTGCTTTCCTTCAATGTCAAGCAGGCTTATGTTAAAAGATTATTACTTAAGTAATCTAAACATAAAGAGATCTTATATATTATACTTATATCTGAAGAGAGTAACGTCTCTTAATTGACAACTATGGCCTAAATAAATAGGTAATAATTATGATAAATAATATAAAATTAACTTATAGATATTTTTGTAATGATTGTAATGCACGATATAAATTCAAATTAACTCCATTAGAAGCCCAAAATAAATTTCCATGTAATTGTTGTGACAATGCTTACATTACACATAATTTAAAAACAAATAATAATCTATTACACAGATTAGTTCATTTCATTTGCAAATATATCTAGTATGACTAGAAATAAAGAATCAAAAATAAACTAGGTAGTAAGGAGACGTATGTGCCCTATATATGAAAAATATTGTGAAAAATGTGATAAAACAGAGGAATATCTCTTGACATTAAGTAAAAAAGATAATATAATAGCATGTAAAGACTGTAAAAATGATATGATCTCCCTTGTATCCAGCGGTAATTTTAAATTGTATGGTGAAGGGGTATATAAACCTAGTAAAAAGGAGTAAGTTATGCAAGTATGTCCAATTTGTAATAATGAATATATCATTTGTAAATGTAAGTTCTGTCGTCAGTCACAAAACCGTAACGTAATATTTTAATAGCTCAAGTTGATGCTCAAAGGTAAGGTGGGGTTTGTTATAACGCGACATTTTTCTACTTCACAAAAAGAAAACCCGATCGTGCATTTTTCAATGTAGAGGAACGGGCCGTGTTATTTATAGTATAACATCATTCATGGTATTTATGGCAACAATTGACAGTACTAATAATGAAGATTGTAAGGAGATTTAATCATGCCGAATAAAATTAAAAGAGGGCCTAGTAATGTAGCTTACTTTAAGAATTACTCAGCCCAAGATAAACGTGAAAAGAATAAGACTAAGAAAATAGAGAAACATTCAGCTAAGCACCCAGATGATAAACAATCTATTGAACGGAAAGTACCTGATTATGGCGTAGGATGGGGAGGTAGAAAGAAAAGAGAGTAAATATTTAAAAATTATGATATAATTATATTATGTAGACATACAGAATGAATAATCGTTACGCTTTCGACAGGTCTATAGAAGAGCTAAGCACCTCTAAAAAATGCTATTTGCGCCCGTAGCTCAGTTTTATAGCCCTTCGGCCTTATAGTCCGTTGGCAGCAGGTTCAAGTCCTGCCGGGTGCGCCATTTGTATTGAACTAGGGTTCAACTGGAGACGCTAATCACTTAGAACGGCGTACCAGGCCTAGAACAGACGGGGCGAATCGTCTATAAATAGCGCCCATGGATTAGTCAACACGCTCGTTACTTCTGCTATTCGCTTAACAGGGTACGAGAGACGCTCTGGGTAGATCCCGGAGTTACTTTATGGCTATACTTACTATACGGGGTTATCTTGTATTTAGCACGTTTGTAATGTAGCCACCCTTCAAAGTAGTAATGAGTTGGTTACAAAATGTAACCGACTGAAATTAGAATCCGCTGATGGAAAAAAATGACTAAACAAAATTCTGCACTAAAAAAAGAAACGACGAGTGCGAGCAAAAAAACGCATCAACGCCCCCATTTTTCTAAAGCACTGTTAAGCATTGCGAAAACCAATTTAAAAGAGTTTGAATCTCAAACCGATGAAGCTTTTCTTATTAGAGCAGACATGGAAAGGAAACTTAGTTGGCTATAACCGATCATATCAAAAAATTATACATCCGAAAACAAATGCTAAAAATAGTCAAGGAGAATAAAGAATGGTATGTAATACAGAGGGAAGTATCACTGCAGCTAGCCATTTAGTTCCAATGGTCGTTGAACAAACCTCTCGCGGGGAGCGGTCTTATGATATATATTCTCGCTTACTAAAAGAACGTATTATCTTTTTATTAGGTCAAGTTGAAGATAATATGGCCAATCTAGTCGTTGCCCAATTGTTATTTCTTGAGTCAGAAAACCCAGAAAAAGATATTTTTCTCTATATCAATTCACCGGGCGGTGTCGTAACGTCAGGTATGGCTATTTATGATACGATGCAATTTATCAAACCAGATGTAAGTACAGTATGCATGGGTCAAGCGGCCAGCGCTGCTGCGTTACTGTTATGTGCCGGCGCACCAGGAAAACGTCTTTGTTTGCCTAATGCTCGTGTGATGATTCACCAACCTTTGGGCGGCTACCGAGGTCAGGCGACAGATATTGAGATTCATGCGCGTGAAACGATGGCCGTCAAGGAACGTTTGAACGCAATTATGGCAAAGCATACAAAAAAAACGACTGACCAAATTATGCAAGATACAGAACGTGATAATTTCATGAATGCGAATCAAGCTTTGGATTATGGATTAATTGA